ACGGTGTCTGCGGTCAGCAGGACGTAGTTCCACACGTCACGCGCCTGGCCGCTGCGGTGCAGCCGCCCGATGGTCTGCTCGTACAACTCCAGCGACCACGGCAGCGACAGCCAGATCATGTGATGCCCGCCGTGCTGCAGGTTCAGCCCGTGGCCGGCGCTCTTGGGGTGGATGGCCAGCAGCCGCACCTGGCCAGCGTTCCAGCCCCCGATCACGTCCCACTTCTCATCCATCGCCGCCAGCGTGGGGTAGCGCCTGCGCAACTCGTTCAACTCCTCGACGTAGTTGTAGACGACGATGGTGTTGGCGTGCTGGTTCTCCGACAAGATGTCGTCCAGCGAGTCGAACTTGTGCGGCGACAGCCAGCGCGGGCCGAAATCGGTGTAGAGGAACCCGCTGGACATCTGCTGCAGTTTCTGCGTGACCACCGCAGCGTTCTGCGCGATGGTTGTCTCGTTGCCGAACTGCAGCACGAAGTCCTTCTTCATGGTGTTGTAGTCGTCCATCGCCATGCTGCAGGGCATTTCCACCGTGTGCAGCGGGGGCAGCTTGTCCTTGTACTCGCCAGGCTCCAGCACATAGGTGGCCGGCTTGATGCGCTGCATCACGGCGGGCAGCGAGCCGGGCCGGGGCTCCCACTCGGTGTGCGTGCCACGGTTGTTCTGGTAGAAGTACTGCTGCATGAACGCCCCCTTGCTGCGGCCCAGTAGGCTCTGGTCGATCACCTTGCACTGCCCGAACACATCCTCCAGCCCGTTGCTGGTGAACGAGCCGGTCAAACCCCAGCGGATCTCGACGGACTTGATGACCTTCTCAAAAGCCTTGAAGCGTTTGCCGCTGGGGTTCTTCAGCCGCGTGAGTTCGTCAAACACCACTGCGTCGAACTCCACGTCTTGCTCGGCGAGCCACTGCAGGTTGTCGTAGTTGATGACGATGACGTCAGCGTCACGGTCGTACAGCGCCGCGTAGCGTTGGTTGGGCGTGCCGACCGCAACACGCACCTTGAGCTGCGGCGCCCATTTCGCGGCCTCGACAGGCCAGACGTGCGTGCAAACGCGTAGCGGCGCCACGACAAGGAAGCGGATGGACTCGTTGTCCACCATGTCCCGCATGGCCGTCAGCGTGATCGCCGTCTTGCCTGCGCCTACTGGCGCCAGCACCATCGCGCGGTCACGCTCGTACAGGAAGTCAGCGGCTTCCTCTTGGTAGGGGCGCAGTTTCATGCATGGCTCCTTGCGCGGATGGCGGCGGCGATCTCGCGGTAGTCATAACTCCACACCGGGCCATCAAACAACTTCGCACACGCCTCTCTTTCATCTGCACGGACAAGGGCGGCGAAGCGTTCGAGCAGATCGGGATGAGGCAACTCCACAGTGCGTGTGCCGTCTGAATGCAGTTTGACAACGCGCTCCATCCCAGCCTCCCGCGCCATGCGGATGATGTCGTCGCGGCTCATACCTTCACCACCCAGTCCAAGAAGTGATCCACGTCTGCGGCGCCGTACAGGCAGCAGTAGTTGCATCCCATCAAACTCATGTCGTCGCGGAAAACCCGTTGCAGCGGGGACAAATAGCCCGACTTGGTCTTGACCTCGACGAACCACACGCGGCCACCAGGCAGCACGACCAGACGGTCGGCTACGCCGCGGTGGGCGGGCGATACGAACTTGTACGCCTTGCCGCCAAGGGCTTCTACGCCCTTGACCAGCCTGCGTTCGACATCTTTCTCAAGCATGACGCGTCCCCCGCAGAACCCAAGCCCACAGCGCGCCGCCGGCCACCTTGGCTACAAATTGCATTGCTACGATGTGCGGCATCAGCGCGCCGAATGCAATGGTGGGAAACAGCAGGCTGTCCACCGCAGCTCCAGCCACGTTCGATCCGTTGGCCCGGAACAGCCACGACCCGCGCAGCCTTGCAAACGCGCTCCAGTCCACCAACGCAGCGGCGGTAAACGCGCACGCCGATGCAACGGCGATCTGGCCGGCTGCAGGGTTAAGGATGTACGTCAACGCGCCGGTGGCGGCGATCAACGCGCCCATCTGCCAAACTTTTAGCCGCACATGCAGCCAGTCGCGTAGCGCAAGGTCAAGGCCGATGAGGATGAAGGCGTTAATGGGTGAGATGCTAGGCCCGAAAGCAGCCACGGACAAGTTGGCCAGCGTCATGGCGGCGGCGTAAACGGCGATGGCAATGGAGAGGTTCATGCTGATTCCTTAAAGTCGTAGGTTGCTGATGAGTTAAACGCTTCGATACGCTGGCGCATAACCTGCGCTCGCGCCTCCTTGGTAGGAGGAAGATAGTTGCCTTTTGCCCAATGCTTATCAATCCCGACGTTGCGGGCGATGTTGGTTGAGTCGGCGCTGGCGAACGGCAACCGCGTGAACACTTTGGGGTTGAGCATGCGTAGCCCGTGCAGCTTTACCAGCGGGCGTCCCTTCAGGTCGCACACGACGCGCATTGTTTGGTCGATGCGCGCCCACCATTCTGCGTTGCCCACCGTAGCGTACTGACCGCTGCTGCCGATGCACAGGCGTGGGTATGCGCAAGCAAGGCGCTCCAACCTTTCCAGTGATTCGTGCATGTGCCAGACAGGCGCGCCGAATACAGCGCCCAGCGGCCACTCATCCAACAGCGCGTCATTAGCCGCTTCGTCGCCGTCTATGACGTCGGGGATGACCGCGAAATCGCACGACGGAATGCGGCGACACTGCTCGGCCCACTCATAGAACGGGCGCCAGTTCATTACCGGGCGCCCGGCTTTCCACGCCGAAAACGCGCCGTTATCTATCGCAAAAGATTGGCACACTTCAACGACAACGCCCAACTGATCTGCGTGGGCAAAACTTACAAACGCATGCCCGGCGCTTACCGCGCAAGCCGCGGCTGTTTGCGGCGTTATGGGCATGCCGTGGTAGTGGATCAAGCGTCACTCCGAAATTTTGTGTTTGGCCATGTCCGTAACTTTACAGCGGCAAAAAGTCTTGTGCAAGTCTTTTTTGTGCGATACACTGCGGTCCTCATCAGTTCACTGGAGTTCAGATGCAACACAGTAAAGTAGTCGGCGGGTCCACCGCCAAGCGCGTCATCAACTGCCCAGGCAGCGTGGCGCTCGTTGCCAAGATGCCGCCGCAGGCGTCGTCCAAGTACGCCGAGGAGGGCACGCTCCTGCACGGCTGCATGGAAGACCTGCTGGCCGACGGCGAGATGGGCGACGTGATTGCCAAGCACAACCTGACGCCCGAGCAGGCCGAGAAGTTGCAGTTTTGCCTTGACGCGCTCGACCAGATCGACCCCGAGCAGAAGATGCAGTTCGTCCAAGAGGTCGAAGTGGAATTCGAAGGCGTCAAGGCGTTGGAGGGTGTGTTCGGCAACGCCGACCTGATCGGCCGCATCGGCGACCGCGCCGTGATCCTTGACTGGAAGTTCGGCGACGGGGTGATGGTCGAGGCCGAGGAGTCCGAGCAGGGGCTGTTCTACGCCGCCGCAGCCATGAAGACCAGCAAGGTGCAGTGGGCGTTTGACGGCGCCGAAGAGATCGAAATCGTGATCGTGCAGCCGCCCCATGTGCGCCGCTGGGTGACGACGTTCAAGCGCGTGCATGAGTTTGAGCGCGAGTTGGTCATCGCTGTGAAGCTGGCGCAGCACCCCGACGCGCCCGTCGTGATCGGTGACCACTGTCGGTGGTGTACCGCCAAGCCGATCTGCCCGCAAGTCAGCGGTGCAGTGGACCGCGTGACCCACACGGCGCTGGCCACGGTGAACCCCGAGGCGCTGGGCCAAGCGCTGGCGCTGGCCGAGCGGCTGGAGGACTTCATCGCTGACGCCCGCAAGCTGGCGCAGGAGCGCTTGGAGAAGGGCATGCCCGTGCCAGGCTATAAACTGGTGCCCAAGCGGGCGACCCGTCAGTGGGCTGATGACAAGGCGATGCACGTTTTGTGGCTCAACGCCGGCATCTGCCCTACCAAGTACCAAGAGATCAAAATGCGCAGTCCTGCTCAGATGGAGAAGGTCTGCAAGGAGCAAGGCGTCACGTTTCCGGCCAATCAGGTCGTGAGCGTCTCGTCCGGCAACACCCTCGCACCGGAGAGCGATCCCCGGCCTGCGGCGGTGCTCATCGGGCAGCAACTCGTTGCTGCCCTTTCTAAACTGAAGTGAAAGGTTCAATCGTGTCCAATATCGTTGCGTTCTCTCAAGCCGGTTTGCCGGCAGTTTCTTCCCTCTCCACGGCCCTGCGGGCCATCGCACCTGACGTGGGCTCTGCCACCGTCATCGTGAAGATGGACAAGACGGGCCATTGGGTGTTTGGCGCGGATCAGACCGAGGTGGAAGACGGCTCTCTGTGGGCCGTCAATCCGTTCTCGTTTGTCCACGGCTTCATCGCGTGGGGTGAGGGTGAAGTGCTGGGCGAGAAGATGGTCGGCATCACCCAGCCGCTGCCCGAACTCGACGTGGCGCCCCCCGGCGCCAAGCGGGGTTGGGAGGCACAGGTCGGGTTCTCTCTGAAGTGCATCAGCGGCGAAGACGCCGGCATGGAGGCGCGGTATACCGTGACTTCTGTCGGCGGCAAGCGTGCGGTGCAGCAACTGGCGGTCGAGATCGCCACTCAGGTGGAGAAGGACCAGACCAAGCCGGTGCCGGTGATCGTTCTCGGGAAGGATCACTACCAGCACAAGTCCTACGGGCGCGTTTACACGCCCGAGTTCAAGGTGCAGCACTGGGTTGGCATGGACGGCGCGGCTGACGAAGCCACCGAGCCTGCCGAAGCGCCCGCCGCCGAGCCGGCACCGACTGGCCGTCGTCGTCGCGCGGCCTGAGAGTAAGGGTGGCCCTTCGGGGCCATCTTTTTTATGCCCATCTGGCTTGACTTTGAAACCCGCAGCGCTTGCGACCTCACGGTCGCGGGCGTTTACAACTACGCGCAGGACGCCAGCACAGAGGTGCTGTGCATGGCGTATGCGCATGACGACGAGGATGTGCAGGTCTGGACACCAGACCAGCCGTTTCCACAGAAAGTTTCGGCGGCAATTCTTTCTGGTGTACAGACCCGCGCCCACAACGCAGCCTTTGAGCGGCTGATCTGGACGTATGTGCTGGGGCCGGATCATGGGGCGCCCGTGCCGGCGCTGGAGCAGTTCGTCTGCACGGCAGCGCAGGCCCGCTCCAACTGCGCGCCTGGTTCGCTGGAGGACGTCGGTCGGTTTGCCGGCGCCAGTATGCGCAAGGATCACAAGGGCGCTGCGCTGGTGCGCAAGTGCTGCATCCCGCCGTTTAAGCACACGCCCCAAGACCTGGCCGACCTGTTCGACTACTGCGCGCAGGACGTGCGTGCGATGCGGGCCATCAGCAAAGCCCTGCGCCCGCTGTCTGCCGAGGAGCTGGCCGACTACTGGGTGAACGAGCGGATCAACGACCGTGGCGTGCTGGTGGACGTAGACCTGGCCAAGGCCGCGCAGACCTACGCTGTGGAGGAACTCGACGCCATCCAGCAGGAGGTGCGTGAGGTGACGGACGGCGAGATCACGTCGGTGCGCTCGCCCCGCATGCGCGAGTGGGTGTGGGCGCGGGTCGGCCCCGAGGCGCGCCGCTTGATGACGGTCCACAAAGACGGCGAAGAAAAGCAGTCCATTGACAAAACCGTTCGTGCCGCACTGCTGATCCTAGCAGAGGAGAACCCCGACGAGGTGCCCCCTGACGCTGCGACCGTCATCCAGTGCGCCGACGACCTCTGGGCCTCATCGGTCGCCAAGTTCGTGCGTATGGCCAACCTTGCGGATGTCGAGGATCACCGTGTGCGCGGCGCGTTCGTGTTCGCTGGCGGTGCTGCCACGGGGCGGGCGTCCAGCTACGGCCTGCAAGTCCACAACTTCGCCCGCAAGGTCGCCAAGGATCCACAGGCCGCGCGCCATGCGATGTGCCGTGGACATCAGATTGTTCCTTCGTTCGGCAAGCGCGTCACCGACGTCCTGAAGGGGATGCTGCGGCCTGCGCTGATCCCGTCGCCGGGTAAGCAGTTCGTCGTCGCTGACTGGTCGGCCATCGAAGGCCGCGTGAACCCATGGCTGGCCGCAACGCCTGCGGGTGACGCCAAGCTGGAGGCGTTTCGGCGGGGCTTGGACGCCTACATCGTCAACGCGGCCGCGACGTTCAGCACCTCTTACGACGCCATCCTGGCCGGCTACGAGGCCGAGGATGCTGTGTCCACCGGCCAGCGCCAGATCGGCAAGGTGCAAGAGCTTGCCTGCGGGTTCGGTGGTGGCGTGGGTGCGTTCGCCGCGATGGGGCGGGTGTACAACGTGAACCTGCCAGAGCATGAGGCCAAGCGGATGGTGGGCGCCTGGCGCAAGGCGAACCCGTGGGCGCCGCTGTTCTGGAGCGACCTTGAGCGGGCCTACATGGGTGCCATGCGGCGCAAGGGTCAGGCGGTGCCGGCAGGGCGAGTGTCCTACTTGTTCGATGGGGCTCACCTCTGGTATGCGCTGCCGTCTGGGCGCATACTCTGCTACCCCCACGCTCGACTCGACGCCGATGGCATCAGCTACGCCAAAGCCTCTTGGAAACCCGCCGCTGATGCCAAGGAGTGGCCTCGCGCCCGCCTGTGGCCGGGTCTGGCATGCGAGAACGTCACGCAAGCCGCGGCGCATGACATCCTGCGCCATGCGCTGCGTGAACTTGAGCGCGAGGGCGAGGACGTGGTCCTGCACGTCCACGACGAAATCGTCTGCGAGACGAGCGATTCCGCGCGAACAACCGAACTGATGAAGCGGGTGATGACCAACCCGCCAGCATGGGCGGCGGGTCTGCCGCTGGGCATCGGCATCAAAACAATGACCGTTTACGGGAAGTAGGAGAACTGGCAAATGACATCACAAGAATTCATCGAGTACCTCGCCGCGCTCGCGCCTGCTGGCGAGACGGCACTCATCGTGCGGCAGACGCCGCGCCTGGTGAACGGGGAGATGCAGTTCCACGCCAACGGCGCGATCAAGGCGTCTTGGCCGGCATACCTGCCCACGCGGCGGATCAAGGAGGGTGAGGCGTGGTTCGGCAATACGGCCAGCTTCATCGTCGATCGCTTCATTGAGGGCAAGCCCAGCGCAGGTGCGGCCAACTGCGAGTTTGTGCTGGTGATGATGCTGGACGACGTGGGCACCAAGAGCAAGACGCCCCCGCTGGCTCCGACTTGGATCATGGAGACGTCAGCCGGGAACTACCAGTGGGGCTACGTCTTCAGCGACCAACCCACCAAGCTGGAGTTTGCCGGGGCCATCAACGCCATCGCTGCGGCAGGCTACACCGACGCGGGGGCCTGCAACCCGGTGCGCAACTTCCGACTGCCCGGCAGCGTCAACTTCAAGCCCGGCAAGGACTCGTTCGCCTCGCGCTTGGTGGAGTGGGACCGCTCGCGCGAGTACACGCTGGCCGAGATTTGCGCCGGCTTGGGCGTCACCCCCGAGGTGGTGGAGTCGTTGGGCCCCCGGCCCGTGCGCCTGTCCGATGACGGGGCCGACGACGTGGCGACATGGTTGTCCGAGCAGGGGCTGGTGCTCAGTAGGCCGAACACCGAGGGCTGGATGGGGGTCGTGTGCCCCAACGCCGAGGCCCACACCGACGGCAACCCCGAGGGCCGCTACCTACCTTCAGGGAGGGCGTTCTGCTGTTTGCACTCGCACTGCATTGATCTGGACAGCGCTTGGTTCCTTGAGTGGGTGGCCGAGCGTGGCGGGCCGAAGCACACGCCCGGCCTGCGGGATGAGTTGCTGCAGCAGGCGATGCTGCAGACCATCGGGCGGCTGACGCCCACGCCCGAGCTGGCCGGTGCGGTGGCCGAGGTCATGGCCGAGGTGGACCGGGCCGAGGCCGCGCGGACTGACAAAGCCGACTGGTGGCACCGTTTCGCGTACGTGGTGTCCGATGATGCGTACTTTGACATGCGCGAGCGGCGCCAGTTCACGAGAACCAATTTCAACGCCCTGTTCCGCCATGTGTCGTGTCGATCGATCCACGGCAAGAACCCCAAAATCGAGGCGTCGATCTGCTTCGATGAGCACCGGCAAACGAAGGGCGGGCGTGTGCTGGACGGGATCGCCTACAGCGCCGGGGATGACGTGCTGGTCGCCCGTGCGGGCGGCGTGTATGGCAACAAGTGGCGCGATGGGCGCCCGGCGGCCACTGGTGGCGCCTCGGACGCCGCGGTGCGTCCGTGGCTGGACCACGCCGAGCGGATGATCCCGGATCCGGCAGAGCGTGAGCATGTCCTGAACATCATGGCGTTCAAGGTTCAGCACCCGTCAATCAAGATCAATCACGGTGTGTTGCACGCTGGCCGGCCTGGCAGTGGTAAAGACTCCCTCTGGGCACCGTTTCTGTGGGCGGTGGGCGGGGAAGGGAAAACGAACGTTGCGACCGTACGGAACGAGGAGATCAATTCCCAGTGGGGCTACGCTTTCGAGTCTGAGGTGCTGGTGCTGAACGAACTGCGCCAGCCCGAGGCGTCCGACCGCCGCGCGCTGGAGAACCGACTCAAGCCCCTGCTGGCCGCGCCGCCTGAGTTGATCTCGATTCAGCGTAAGGGGCTGCACCCCTACGACGCCGCGAACAGGCTCTTGGTCTTGGCGTTTTCCAACGAGCGTGCCGCCATCTCACTGCCTAGCGATGATCGGCGCTGGTTCGTCCTGTGGTCCGAGGCCGAGATCATGCCCCCGGACGTTGCGGCGCGACTGTGGGCCTGGTACGCGGGCGGTGGCCTGGCCAGTGTGGCCGCGTGGCTCCACGCCCGTGACGTCAGTACGTTCCAACCTGGCGCCGCGCCGCCCATGACGGAGGCGAAGGCGATCATGCTGCAGGCGGGCCTGAGCGGGTCCGAGGCATGGTTGGTCGAACAGATGACGCATCGAATTGGCATGTTCGCCCGTGGCGTGGTGGGCGGGCCTTGGCAGGGGTTCTTGGAGGGCCTGCAGGCCCGCGCGCCGGCCCATATCAAGCTGGTGGTGCCTGCCCTGCTGCACGCCTTCCGCGAAGCCGGCTGGGAAGACATGGGCCGGGTTTACTCGGTCGAACACCCGACGAAAAAGCATGTCTTCCGCGCGCCCGATTGGACCGGCAGCAAGAGCGAGGCCCGCCGCTTGGTGGACCTGCCCGAGCCCAGCGCGGCCGACATCATCGCCCGCGTGAAGGGGTGAAAGAAAAGCCCGCCGGGCTTGTGGCCGGGCGGGCTTGAAGGATCAGGAGAAAGTTGGCAGGCCCGACTATAAATCAAGGATGATGATCAGTCCAGCGGCCAGCAAAAGGGCCAAGCCGGCCCAGATCATTCGGCATCCTCCACCAGTGACCAAGCATCCGCCAGCGCGGCCTGATGGTCCGGGCAAAGATCATCCTCGATTTGCTCAAGCGCCCAGCGTAAGGCAGTTTCGAGCCGTTCGATGTGAGCACGGGTCCGCACACGGGCGCGGCGGCGCTCCCAGCGTTCTTCTTCCAGTTCTTCCGGGCTCAGGGGCTTGTCGGGGTCAAGACAAGGGATCATGACGGGTTGCATAGGTCAGTCCCCCGCAAAGTGGCCGATACCGCCACCATTGGCGGAACCCCAGTGGGCGCGGCTGGCGTGGCCCGACGAGCCGAAATAGCCCACCCTGAGCATGCGGGTTCCATCGTCGTTGTTTTGAATGTGGACAGTTCCCTTGTCCACTTGCTGCCCGGCAAAACTGTCGGCCAAGGCTTGATCAATCTCCGATGGGAGACCGAGAAGATCGGCCAGATGGCCGGATACTTGCACTTGCATAGGTCAATCCTTTGAATCTGCAGGGCAACATGCCCCCATAGCCCCCGCGTGAGGAGCTATAGGTGCCGGTCAGTCCCCGAACACTGCGCCATTGGCTAGGATCGGCGTGAGGTTCACGCCGGGAATGTGGCGCACGGTCCCGCCATCCTCATGCGGAATGTAGGTGCCGTGCCAGTCAACCGACACAATGGGGCCACCCAGTCCGGGCTTATCCCAGACAGAAACCACGGTGCCCCGTGCGCGAGACACGAACAGTTGTTCATCCCCTGCACGACGGATAACGGCTTGAGAGAATGCCACGGGTTGACCGGGGCGGAATGTGAGCTTAGGCATATTGCGATCCTTTCAAAACAGCGCCGGAGTGTCCGGCAGGGGTTGACGCGGCGCCACTGGCGCGCGCACGGGCTTAGGGTCGGGCGCGTGGCCGGGGGCGGGTAGCGTGACGGGGAACGGCCACGGGCGGGGGCGTGGTGGGCTTAGGCGCGCGCCGTGGTGCATAGGGTTGGAGCGGGACATGGCGCGCCTTTGGTCAACGGACGATACCTGCGGCGCGCATGGCGGCGCGCCAATACTTAGCGGCGCGCGGCGGGTTCTCGCGGCTGTAATGGATTGACTGCTCAGTCCATTCGCCGCTGTAGGGGTCTTGTTGCGATTCACTGCTCAGCCATTCGAAAGTCTCGCCGCGCGCGTGACTGCAGGATGGCAGGGGATAGTCGCGCATCAAGTCAACCAGCTCGCGGAATGACACCGTGTCGTCTGTTGACGTCGATTCGCCATCGGGACAGTAATCCTCCTCGTCGTCAACAGGTGCGGGGTAAGTCGTTTCAATGCGGGTGATGCGGATCATGGTGTGGTTCTCCAGTCAGATGAATGCGGCCAACAACAGGCCGAGGGTTGCGCCGAAGGCGCAGGCAAAGATGATGTCGCGGGTGCGCATGATGTCAGTTCTCCTTTGGGTACGGACCCACAAAAAAAGCGTTGCGTTCTTTACGTCCCCACGGGTAAACGTAGGGGGTGTTACTTAACTCGCTGGAGTGGTGACCCGGATAATGTGGCGGCCCCGGTGGTAGCTCTTCCCCCTCGACTGTGTGGTCGTAAGGGATTCGCAAGCCCGTAAACGCGCCCATTTCATTCGTCGGCGTGAGCGGGATGTCCCGCTAGTTGATCTTTGCCCCATGCAATCGCGTCGTCGGGGTTCGGAAAGAATGGACATCCCGTCATCGTGAACCATCGGTTCAAGGCGCTAACCCATATCTCAGCGCGCCAACCATCAAGGGGTGTTTTTGCGGCGGATATTTTCGGCATGTTGCGGCTCCAATGATGGGCGGGGATCGCTCCCCGCCGGGTTGGTGTTAGACAATGAAGTCGTAGTGCTTGTCACACTTCATGTCTGCAGCGACACGGGACAGTTCAGCCTTAGAGCGGTTTGTCATTGCCGCGCGGATCATTGCTGACAGCGAGCGTGCGAGCGTGCTGACATCGACTAGGCCTGCTGCGTGCCATTGCTTGAGCTTGTTCACTTCACGTTGTTCTGACTTGTTCATGTTAGGTCACCTAGGTTACGCGCGGGGATCGCGCGACAGGTGTTAATGTACGGGAATGTCGTTCACCCAGTAAAGTGTAGGGGCTTTGCCAATCGTATGATGATTGCCAAGCAATTGCGTTACCTAAGTTGGGGTAAGGGGATTAGACAGCGATCTAGGTGCAAAACTAGGTAGCGACTAGGTGCCGTTGACGTGCCTCTCCACCGAGGGAGCTATGCTTTATAGGTAGTCTAATCTATACCATACCAAGAAAAGTAAAAAGTAATAAGTATACTGACGATCACGGCCACGCACGCTCCCGGCGCGGCTTCGATATGCTATGCCCAGAGCGCATATGACCGCCTATACCCTCAAGGCCACGTTCGCGCAGCTGCGCACCCGTCAGGCAGTCTAGGCTATGCGTCCAGCATGACCCAGACCACCTAGCAGCTGGATGCCATGCTAGCCAGGGCAGCGACCCGGATAGGCGATGCCTAGAGCGCCTAGCAGCGCCTAGCTGGTAGCTGGGGGCGTGCGGCCAGGCGCCAGAGAGGGGGGAGGGGAGGGCCGGCGACCTGAGCGGTCAAAGATGGAAGGCTCGCAGACAATTTTTATTTTTTGGGGCCACAAGCAAAAATTATTTTTGCAAACACAAACGGAAAAGGCTTACGCTATACTCAAACCGCCATGTCGTTCAAGTCGCTCCCGCTGACCATCCGCGAAGTCAAGGCCACGGAGGCCGTGCTAAACCGCGTGTATGACGCAGCGAAACTGGGGTTGAAGGGCGACAACCTGGCGCTGGCGGCAGGGTTGTTGCCAAGCGAGTACCGGCGCTTGCGCGAATTGGACCCGATTGCGGAGTTGGCCGAGCAGAAGGGGCGCGCGGATGGCGAGATCGCCATGTCCACGGTGTTGCATGAGGCGGCGATGAACGGCGACTCCAAGGCGGCGCTTGAGATACTGAAGCACGCTCACGGCTGGGTGGCCAAGCAGCAGGTACAGATCGACGTGGCGCAGCAGATCAGCATCACGGCGGCGCTTGAGCAGGCGCAGTCGCGGGTGTTGGAACTCGTACATGAGGTGACGGATGCAAGAGCCCCGGTTCTCGGCGGACCAAGAGCAAGGCTTGATGGCCAGGCTCTGGAGCCCGGCGATAGCGAACGACCCTGAGAAGTTCGTCCTGTTCGCGTTCCCGTGGGGCGAGAACGGCACGCCGCTGGCCAAGCACAAGGGGCCGCGGGGGTGGCAGCGTCAGGTGCTGCGCGACATCCGCGACCACATCGCCAAGAACCAAACGATAGACGCCTACCAAGTGCTGCGCATGGCCACGGCGTCAGGTCGGGGCATCGGCAAGTCGGCGCTGGTGAGTTGGCTGGTGGTGTGGATGCTGACCACGCGCATCGGCGCCAGCGTGATCGTGTCGGCCAACAGCGAGGCGCAGCTCCGCAGCATCACATGGGCCGAAATTACGAAGTGGCTGGCAATGCTGATCAACAACCACTGGTGGGAGATCAGCGCGACGCGGATCACGCCGGCCAAGTGGTTGAGCGAGATCGTGGAGCGCGATCTGCGCAAGGGCACGCGGTACTGGGGCGCGGAGGGTCGGCTGTGGTCGGAGGAGAACCCCGACGCCTACGCCGGCCTGCACAACTCAGACGGTGTGCTGCTGATCTTTGACGAAGCCAGCGGCATACCGGACACGATCTGGGACGTGGCGCAGGGCTTCTTCACAGAGAACACGCCGCACAGGTTTTGGCTGGCGTTCAGCAACCCGCGGCGCAACCAAGGGTACTTCTACGAGTGCTTCAACGCCAAGCGGGCGTTCTGGAACACGCGGCAGATCGACGCCCGCACGGTCGAGGACACGGACAAGAGCGTCTACGAGCAGATCATTGAGGAGTACGGCGAGGACAGCCCGCAGGCCCGCATCGAGGTCTACGGCGAGTTCCCGTCAACGGGCGACGAGCAGTTCATCGCGCCAAGGCTGGTCGATGAAGCGTTCAAGCGCGCCAAGTACAAAGACCCCGGAGCACCCATCGTGATCGGCGTGGACCCGGCGCGCAGTGGGGCGGACTCCACCGTCATCGTGGTCAGGCAAGGCCGCGACCTGGTGGAGATCCGGCGCTACCGCGGCGACGACACCATGACGGTGGTGGGGCACGTCATTGAGGCGATTGAGGACTTCAAGCCGACGCTGGTGGTGCTGGACGAGGGTGGGCTGGGGTACGGCATCCTTGACAGGCTGAACGAGCAGCGGTATAAGGTGCGCGGCGTCAATTTTGGCTGGAAAGCCAAGAACCAGGTCATGTGGGGCAACAAACGGGCCGAAATGTGGGGCGCGATGCGCGACTGGTTGCGCACCGCGGCCATCAAAGAGGACCGGCAGCTCAAAACGGACCTGACGGGGCCGAAAACCAAGCCTGACAGCAGCGGAACGCTCTATCTGGAGTCGAAGAAGGACATGAAAGCTCGCGGATTGGCCTCTCCAGACGCTGCTGACGCGCTGGCGGTCACGTTCGCCTTTCCTGTGGCCTCCAGAGAGCGCGTGGACCGCCCCAGAACGCTTACAATGCGCGACAGAAGCCAAATGTCGGCGAGTTGGATGGGGGCGTAGTGGCTAACAACGCGTTGGCGCCGAGACCGAAAAACGCAATGGTCCGTCAATCGGATCCGCTGCAGTCGCTTCTGCGCGAATCTGCCGAGTACCCGCAGTACGGCGAGTTGGTGGACTATTTGTCCGCACGGCGCATGATGCCACCCATTTTCAGAGGCGGCACAGGGGGCGCAAGCGGGGTTTTTGAAAGCAATTCAATTTTTGGTAGCGAATTGCCAAAAACAGGTGTGGTTAAGGTTGGCTACAACTCAGGGCCAAGCACCGTCGTGCATGAACTGACGCACGCAGCCGACACCCAAATCAGCTCGCAATATTACGAGTTGAAGAACAAACGCGGCGATTTGACTTCTGCGGAACGTCAATTTATGCAGGCGTTTGAGAAGTTGGCGTACAACCCGTTTGGTCGCGGCGATAAGGCGCTTCCTCGGCGCGCGCTGGCCGAGAAATTAGACCCCGCATGGGCTAAAAAACACTCCGATTACCGCGCCACCAATAGGGAACTGCCGGCTTGGGGTATGGGCGCTACGGTAACGCCAGATGACGCTTATGATCGACCGTTGCACCTTGACCCTACAATGGCCACCGAGTTCTCCGTCTTGCTTGACATGGCGCGCAAGCTGCAAAAGTCAAAACCTGTGACCGATAAAAGGTAAGAAGTGAGCGACTACACAGGAATCACCGCCGCAGCAGCCGTCGCCAACGGCGGCGGGGGCAAAAACAAGTCCGAATCGGACTTGCTGGCCACCGCGCGCACCCGGCTGAATCAGGCGATTTCGGCGTATGGGGAAAGTCGAGAGGACGAGCTTGACGACCTGAAGTTCTTCGCCGGCAGTCCGGACAACCACTGGCAGTGGCCAGCAGACGTTTTGGCCACCCGCGGCGCGGTGCAAGGGCAAACGATCAACGCCAGGCCGTGCCTGACGATCAACAAGCTGCCGCAGCACGTCCGTCAGGTCACCAACGACCAGCGGCAGAACCGCCCCAGCGGCAAGGTGATTCCGGCCGACGACAAGGCCGACATTGAGGTCGCAGAGATCTTTGACGGCGTGGTGCGGCATATTGAGTACATCTCCGACGCCGACGTGGCCTACGACACGGCCTGCGAGAACCAAGTGTCGTTCGGCGAGGGCTACATCCGCTTGCTGACCGAGTACTGCGACGACAACAGCTTCGATCAGGACATCAAGATCGGGCGGGTGCGCAACTCGTTCTCGGTCTACATGGACCCGATGATCCAAGACCCGTGCGGGTCGGACGCCAAGTGGTGCTTCATCACCGAGGACATCACCCGCGAGGAGTACCACCGGCTGTACCCCAAGGCGTCGCCGGCCAACACGCTGATGAGTCTGGGCGTGGGCGACCAGTCCCTGAGCCAGTGGCTGCAAGAAGACACGGTACGCATTGCCGAGTATTTCTACGTCGAGTACGACCCTGCCACGCTGAACCTGTACCCCGGCAACCAGACGGCGTTTGCCGGCACGCCCGAGGACAGGCAACTCAAGGCGATGTTCGGCAAGCCGCTGCGCAGCCGCCAAGCCGACCGCAAGCGCGTCAAGTGGTGCAAGATCAACGGCTACGAGATCCTTGAGGAGCAAGAGTGGGCCGGCAAGTACATCCCCGTGGTGCGGGTGGTCGGCAACGAGTACGAGGTTGATGGCCGGGTGTACGTCTCGGGCTTGGTGCGCAACGCCAAGGACGCTCAGCGGATGTACAACTACTGGACGAGCCAAGAGGCCGAGATGCTGGCGCTGGCCCCCAAAGCTCCGTTTATCGGCTACGGCGGGCAGTTTGAAGGGTACGAGACGCAGTGGAAGACTGCAAACACCCAGAACTGGCCGTATTTGGAGGTCAACCCTGACGTGACGGACGGCGCGGGCAACACGCTGCCGCTGCCGCAGCGCGCCATGCCGCCGATGGCCCAGACGGGCCTGATTCAGGCCAAGATGGGGGCGTCTGAGGACATCAAGGGCACCACGGGGCAGTACAACGCCTCGCTGGGGCTGGAAGGCAACGAGCGCTCAGGCAAGGCTATCTTGGCCCGCCAGCGTGAGGGCGACACGGGGACGTACCACTATGTGGATAATCTGGCTCGGGCTGTGCGTCATGTTACTCGTCAACTGGTGGATCTGATCCCCAAGATATACGACACGCAGCGCATCGCTCGCATCGTCGGCGAAGACGGCGAGTCCAGCATGGTCAAGTTTGACCCTACGCAGCCGGAACCGGTGCGCAAGATCGTTGATCAACAGGGCATCGTCATCGACAAGATCTACAACCCTAGCGTCGGCAAGTACGACGTGGTGGTGGTGACTGGTCCGGGTTACGCGACCAAGCGTCAAGAGGCGCTGGAGGCGATGGCGCAGCTTCTGCAGGGCAACCCGCAACTGTGGGGTATCGCAGGCGACCTGTTCGTCAAGAACATGGACTGGCCTGGCGCGCAGGAAATGGCCAAGCGGTTCGCCAAGACTATCGACCCGAAGATTCTGGGTGATGCGGACGAAGACCCAGCGCTGCAAGCGGCCAACCAGCAAATTCAGGCGATGGGTCAAGAGATGGAGCAGATGCACAAGATGCTCCAGAACATCAGCCAGACGATGGAGGCCCGCGGGCTGGAGATCGACGAGTTCAAGGCCCGCACCGACGCCGATATCAAGGCTTACGAGGCCGAGACAAGGCGTCTGCAGGCCGTGGCAGCAGGGATGCAGCCCGAGCAGGTGCAGGAGGTCGTCATGCAGACCCTGCGCGACGTGCTGACCGCGGGCGATCTGGTGCAGCCGATGGAGCCGCGCGAGATGCCTGAGATGGCTGAACCGATGGGGGTGCCGGTATGAGTTGCGCCGATTTCGTGGGGCATCTGTTTCTGGCCCGCGATGTGGCCCATTCGGTCCATCTGAACACCAGGTCGTTTTCCAAGCATTCGGCGCTCAACGAGTTTTACGACAACATCTTGGACTTGACGGACAAGT